CACTACCGCCAAGTTGTTCGCCGGTAGTGGTAAGCATTGCGCGGAAATTGTTAAAGTTAGCAACAGCAAGACCACGGGCACTAGTGGAGTCTAAAGAAGCAGTATAACCGCTTCCAACTGGAGCTACGCCACCGGTTGCTGAGAATGCAGCACCAGCAGCAGTACCACCCGAACCACCGAATTGAGAGAAAGCTTCTTGGAAGAGAGCTTCACGACCGTTACCAACAGCATCACCAAAACGGCCACCAGTTAGTTGTGATTGGCTATCGTTTCTGCCGTAACGACTACGCATGGCGAAGATTAGACCGGTTGGAGCGGTCATTGGTTGTACGCCAGCAATATCGTAAGCAATTAGGTTAGGCATACTACGACGAACTAGGCTGATTAGAATTGGATCGTAACCAGCAAGATTACCAGCATTGTTACCAAGACCGGTGCTTACACCGTTGGTTACAGCAAAACCGCCACCCATTTCGTTGCCGAATTCGGTCAGGTATTGCTCACGTAGGGCCTTCTCTTGGTTTTCTAGTAGGACAGCAGTTACCTTCTTCTTGTAAGTGTTTTCAATATCTGGAAGTGCCTCGTGTTGTAGTAGAGGGTTCCATTTTTCTACGAGGGTATCGTAGGGGGTAGTTCCGTTAAAATCCATTGACATTTTTAGTTTCTCCTTGATTTTTTAGTTAAAGTTTAAATTAAAGTTTCTTAAGTTGACGAGACAACGCATTCATGTATACAGACATAGGACCTGCGTCGTCTGTAACATAGTTAGTACCAGCATTTACACCTTCGTTTAGTGTACCGGCTGATGATTCGATATCCTTGGCAGCGGTTGGAGCTACCTTCAGATAATTTTCTTTGAGAATTAGAATTTTATTCTTGAATTCTTCAGCGTCACTGAAATCGACGCTTTCAGCTAGAGAAGCAAGTCTCTCTGCGTCCACGCGAGTCATATCAGCGGTGACTTCTAAGAAAGCAGAGCGAGCTTGGCTCTTGATTGCTTCTTGCTTGAATGAAATGTTTTCTTGAATTTGACGATTTAGAGCAGTTTCTAGTTCGCTGTTTTCTGCAAATAGATCTTCTACAATGTCGTGCTTGGCTTCAGGAACTTGTACATAATGGCTTTCAAACAGACTCTTGAGACCATTCATAAAACTTTCAGCGATCTCGGTACGAATACCAGATTCTACTGCTAGCTTGTTCTCTTTCATCCATTCTTCAACAACGTAGTTTAGGTACTCGTCTAAACGAGCAGCAAGACCTTCAACAGCATTGTTTAATTCTGATTCAATGATTGAAGCACTTTCTTGCATTAATGATTCACGAACGTACGAAACTTTTTCGTTTAAAGCGGCTTCAAAAATTACTAGTGCTTTGGTCTTGAAGTCTTCGCTTAAATTTTCACCAGAGAAGAGACCTTCTAGATCTTCATTCATGGCCTTTGGAGCTCCTAGTGGAGCTGGTGCTTCCATGGGAGCAGCTCCTGGACGAAGCTTTGTCATGTTTTCTGATGCATCGTGAACGGGTTGTTCGGTACCTAGAAATACACCCTTGCCTGAAGCGTCTTTGGTGTAAGTTCTAGCATCGATTAAAGTCGGAAATTTCATTGCTTGTTTTTGTTGTTCTGCCATATTGTTCCCCTAATACTATTGTTATTTATAAATTTTAATTTTTTACTAATAATACGATTATCTTATAATTTCGCCGGGTTTAATTTGTGCGCCTCTAGGATCGCCTAAAATAGAACCCACAGCAATTGCTGTTGATGCTCGTGCTGCTGGAGTATCTAATCCAACACCAATATTCTTTAAAATATTACCGCCCAGATTTACCTTGGATCCTATAGCTCTTAAAGTGTCGGATTTTGATGACAATAACCTGCCAGCAGCTAGTTTTGCTCCAGCTCCTGCTAGTTTTGCTACTTGACCAGGATTTAATATTCCAGCCGGAGTACCAACTACTGCAAGAACTCCAGGTCTGTTCATTAATTGCTGTGCAGTTCTCATTGATTTAGCTTTACTGTAACCAGCTTGTCCTAACATTACTGGAGTTCGATCTAAAGGATGCTTTAGAGCATACGGATTTAAAGCTGAAACAATATTATGCAGGTTTGTGCCTTTTATATTCTTTACTGTGGCATCAATTTTAGAATTCCACCAATCTTTTCCGGAAGGTCCGCCTGTTGGACTGCCTGCGATTGCTTCTAAAAGAGTGGAAAGTTCATTTTTTTTAAAATGAATTTTATTTGAATTGTTGATAGTGTTTGACATTGTTTTTATTAAAGTCTCTTTAAAAAGTCTTCGAACAACTTAATTGCTTTTTCTTCTAATTTTTTAGAAGAAGCTTTTTTGAGTTCTTTTTTATATTCTTGAATTGTTTGTTCTTCTAAAATACCGTTGTTCCAGATCCACTCTTTGCCTTCCATGATACCGTTTACGAAAGCGTTGGGAGCTGAAGGATCTGCAACTACGTCTACAGCAGAAAGCATAAAGTCTGGTTGAACTTCATTGTAACCGTTTTTCTTTACTAGAGAACCCATGCCACGAGTAGACACACCAAGACGAGCACCTTCATTGATAAGATTTTTAACAATCTCACCCATAGGGGTGCCCATAACTTTAGCTCTACCCTCTACTTGATTACCATTACACTTAAATTCTTTAATTATAATAGCAACTCGATCAAGATTTACGGTTGGTCCTGCAGGATGGTTTAATTCACCAAAAGCTCTGCTGTTATTCACGTATTCTTTGGTGTAACGAGCAACTTCATTTAGCAGAATATGTTTAGGATATTTTCTGTGATTTCTGTTGAGGGTATCTGCTTCCATGAAAATGCCTTCAATGAAATAATTTTTACCACCGTCAGCAGCTGCTTCGGTTAAAAACTCTACTTGTTCAACTGTCTCGGTTATTAGTTTCATTGATATCAGTCTTTCTTTTCTTCTGAATCTTCGTCAGCTTCTTCTGAGTCCTGATCATCTTCCTCGTCTTCTTCTTCTTCGGACCCACCTTCTTCTTCTTCCTCAGATTGCTCCTCGTCCTCGGCTTCATCATCGTCTTCTCCTTCAATAGCCTTACCAATAGCTTCACGGCGATTCTTTAAATAATCATCGGTGCTGTCAACTTCGCCGTCATTGTTAACGTCTTCATCTTCTTTGCCGACAGGATCTAGTTCTTCAAAAATAGTAGGAGCAAATGATTCAAATTTTTCATTTAAAATTTTAGTTAATTTTTCGTTTAGTTGCTCTTTTAAAATGTTCTGTGCTTGTACTAAATTTTCTTCTACTAACATATTAATAAATGAATGTGTTTTATTGTTGCTCATGATTTGTCCTTTTATTTTCCAGCTTTGCTAATTTTATTATTCTATTGAATGATTCTTGCGATTCTGAAAGTAACTTTACCAGTCTTTCTTTGTTATTATTATTTAGATTTTCGTAAAGTTTACTGATGTTTTTTCTTTCTTCTGTATTCAACATACCAAAAGTGCCGTCTTTTAACTGATATGTTGATTCTGGATAAAAGCTTGAAGTGCTTTCTTTTATCTGTTCTGGAATGGTTTCTTTTACATCCGAATTATTTCTGTCTTGAAACGCATTCTTTCTTTCAGCTAAATCTTGATTGCACAGAAAATCAAGAGCTCTATTTGTTATCTCTTCTTTTAAGACTGTTTTAAATTTATCTGGATGACCATGAAGAATAAATTCAATTAATCTTTTTTTAGTATTCATTGTTGCTGGCCTTGTTCTTCTTCTTCTTGATTTGGTTGTTGTTCTGGTGTTTCACCAGATAACATTTGCTGGTACATCTGCTGCTCTTGAGCTTCTAATTGTTGCTGTTGTTCTCTATTTATTTGAGCATTTATTTCTAAAATTTCTTCTTCTGGTTGCATTAAGAAATGTTTTCTCACGTATTCTTCAGAGAAGAATTTTCCTATAAAAGGAGTAACTGCAGCAATTATGTCTAATCTTTCTCGTAAAATATCATTTCTTTTTAGCTCAGTAAAATACGAATCCTGATTGAATGTAAAGCAGATATCTTGGCCGATACGATTCCAATCTTCTACCGACATAAGTCCTTTTAATAGAACTTGTGTTTTTAAGATGTCGTAAAATAACATACCAAATCTTTGACGTAAACTGTCAATAAATTTACCAAATTTTACTTCGTCTCTGGTAATTTCTGCAGAACGGCCCATATTAAAACCAGTGTCTGGCATCATTCTTGACAGAGGAACACCTAAAGCTCTGTAAAGTTTTTGTTGCAGATACATTACGTCTTCCATCTGCCCTAAATTTTGACCGCCGTCTAAAGTAGTAATTTCGGTTCCTCGACCACCTTCGCGTCTAGGCATCCAGTAGTCTTCCAACATGTGCATGTGGTTTCTGCCGTCTCTTATAGAACCAGTAGCAGGATCATAAGTTATCTTGTTACGATAACGATTCATGATTTCACGCAGATATTGTTCAGCTTTTTGCTTTGGTAAATTACCAACGTCCACGTAAAATATACGACGTTCTGGTGCACGAGATATACGATAGATTGCCACTGCATCTTCTATCTGGCGAAGAAGATTTAATGGTCTTACCGCTTTCTGTAGATATCCAACAACTCTTTTTGTTGTGGCATCAATTATACCAGAATGGGTGTAAGCAACAGCGTCTGGTGCAATCTTCCATCCCGAGCTAGTAGTAGGATATGCAGCATCTTTATCGGTGTCTGCATACAAAAAGTATTCTTCTATTTTTTTAACAGGAGAAAAAGGAGCAGAACCACCCCATACTGCCTTATCTTTTTCTATTTTTCTAATCTTTTTAATCTTGATAGGATCAATAGGAATTAATTCTACTATTCCCTTTTTTATATCATTTTTATCTATTCGCTTATAATAAAAAAGCTTAGAATCGATATACCAACGTCTAAAAATATCTGAAGCTTTATTTGAAAAATCCATTAAACGAAGAATATAATTAAATTCTGAATATATTTTAGTTTTTATAGATTCAGATAAATTAACACGATCTAAATTTAATTTTATCGGTTTTCTATCTTGATCTAAAACTATTGCTTCGGTTACTATATCTTCAATAGCAGCATCAACTTCAGGATACAATGACATTGCACGATACTGTGCAAGCATTTGATTTTCGTCGCGTATAGCACCAGAAAAATCAACAAATGTACCAAAAACGCCACCAGTTTCTAAAATATAAGAACCATCATAAGAATCTGGGGTAAGCGTTTCACCTACTGGTCTAGATTCTTCTTTTTTCTTTTTCCCTAAACTATAACCAAATAATTCAAATTCCATAATATATCCTAAATTTAAGTTCCAGACGGGCTACTAACAGGAGCACCATCATATGTATAGTGGGAATACACAAGAGTTACAGCAAAAGATGCTAATGTGTTATCTTGACCCATATCCAGTACGAGTGGACCAATTGCAATTGGCCATACGTTAAACAACTTAAAGCTTCTACCAGGTAGAGGTGTATTACAATTAACTTCGTATTGTTTTATTGTCCAAGTTCTTTGCCAAAGATTAACAGGATTTATTTCTGATGTCACGTTTGAACCATGAGAATTAATTTTATCGTGCCAATCGTGGAACATCTTAAATAAATTTTCTGAACCGCTAGGATTACCGCCGTGATCATCAAGTACGGTAATTTGCCATGGTTGATAAACTCTATCACCAGCATAATTTACAGTTCTTCCTCTATAATTTATAGAAATGGGTCCAACTGTTGCTTCTGGTAGACTGGCACTTCTAATATGAAAAGGAGTTAAAAGTCTACCCGATCCGCTAGTATTGGTGCCTACGTTACCTTCAACAGTAAATCTGTTAAGACGAGTTCCGCCTTTAAATCCATTTATAAAATCGTTTATTGATTGATTCGGCATGTGTAATGTCCTTACCTCTAAATTATACTAAAGTAACTGTAAATGCTGTTTCTCCGTCAAGATTGTTGATTACATTTAGAATAATTGTATCAATATACATTGGCAGAGATAGCGTAATATTTACAACTAATTGTCCTTGTTGTATGGTTGCTGTAGTATTATTGGTACTGTCGCATATGATTGTATAAGTACCTCCGGAAACTGGTGAAAAGATGTACAGATCTTTCATAAAGGCATCAATAGTTCCACTGACAAGACTTCTTGTTGTTTCAGTGTTTGATTGATACAAATATTGGCTTAGTATAGTCTTGATATTTCTTTTTATATAATTCAAAACCACTACAAGATTTAATCTATCTAAAATAGAATTTGAATTATTTTTATATGTTTTGTTTCCTAACAGATAAGTACCAAAACCACTGTATTGTCTGATTGGATTTATGTTATTTAATTTTAAAAATCCGGCTTCAGTATCACTTAGTGTTTGTGTGAGTGATATTACATTTTTTATTGCTTTATCTGCACCAACACCCGCAACAATAGTTGATATGTCAGAAATGTTAGAATTATAAGCCATAAGACCAGCAACGTCTGCACTACAATTCATAGTAAAATATGAACTTGGCCATGTTGCTAAAACTTTAGTGTCTGTTTGTTTTCTACCACCTATAAATGCAACATATTCAGTACTGCCTAAAGTTATACCAAAATCGTCTGGTTCAGAATCGTATAGCGAATCTATTCCGGTTAGATTTGATTTATTACCAATCAAAGCAACACAATCTTGTCTTGAAATTGCTATGCTGGCAGCAGCTCCAGCAGAAAATGTATTACCACAATCAAAAACTACGTCTAGGTTTGGAACCAGTGTAGAATTGTGTAATGGGGTGTTTGTAATGCTGTAAGATTGATATGAACCAGTAGAACCGGTACCACCAACATAGCAAGTACCATTACCGTAATCAAGGTATTGGTAAACAGAAAGCCACTCGCCCTTCCAAGAACCGGTAGGACCTGTTGTGTAGTTTTTGTTATTTAATTTTGATAACCAATCTGTTTTGCTAGTAACAGTCATCAATCCTTGTTCGATTTCAGCGGTAACGCCCAGAGTTGGTATTAATCCGTTTATTGATAAAGTTGCTGCTTTAAAATCGTATGCCATATTTTCCCCTTACTATACCAGATATTTAGGTTTTTTACAATTTAGAGTCTTCTTCGTCGTCAAATGAGGAAACAAAACCAAAACTAAACCAGTCTTCTTCTTCTATTTTTTTAATTTCACCATCAAAAAGTTCTTTTCTGATGTCTATATTTGTAATTTCCTTAAAATATCCTTGTTTTGTTAGCCAAGAAAATAACACTAAACACATAACCAAATCGTCGGTATGGCCATCATCCGCTGCAAAAGTGTTATATTTTGCAACAAAAGACAATAATTCTTTAATAATATCTTCGTCTTCTATAATCAGTTTGTCTTGTTCTATTAAACTTTTTAATATGGAACAACCTAATTTTTTAACAGTGGCTGTGGTTCTAACTCCAAACAGTGATTCGCCCTTGCCAAAACCACCATTTAAAACCATTCCAGAACGGCCTTTATTAGTACTCATCAGAATGTTGTCGTATTCTAAATCGTAATGTAAAATATCTGCAACCTGGCCGCCAATATCATTCACTTCAATTAAAGCATATGCGTCTTTATATTTCTTGCCCATAGCTGCAACTATAGTTGGAAGAAGCATGGGAGATATTATATTGTTTCTATATTTTGCTACAACCTTATACGGGGCTTCTGTTATATCAAAAACTAATATTGCACTATAGTCTTTTCCTTGGCCTCTGGAAGT